TTCGACCGCATAGATGGCCGTGAAATTACCCTGGGCGATGATGTCGACCACCGCCTGGCTGATGGGGAATCCATCCATTTAGAAAGCCTCGCGCAGTTCGATATTGCCGCTGGCCGACATCTGCTCAATGTCGGTCGACGTTGAGTCGCTGGTCAGGCGCATTTCGCAGTAGGGGCGCCGGTACTCCACCGCCGTTCCGGGAGCGAGAGTTGAGCGAACGCGCTTGTTGACGCGGGCCGTGACTTCGCCACCAGCCGCCACGGCATCCTCCACGACCTCGAACATCTGGCCAGCGATGGTGATGTAGTCGCCGGCGCTGAATGCCCGTCCCTCAACCGTGATTCCGCTCATTCCGATCAGCAGCGCGTTGGTTGACGCAGAGGCCACAACAGGTGTTCCAATGACGTCGTCCCGATTGCGCGTGTCCACCGGCACATTCACGGTGCCTGCCATGCCGCCCAGCCGCCCCAACAGCACGGTTAGCCGCCGATGCCTTTCCTCGCTCATGCGGTTGAATCGCATCGAGCATCTCCAGTAAGCGCCGGGATAGCTCACGATCTGCTGCGAGTTCGACAGAGAGGAAGTGAAAGCCCTGCTGTTGTACACGCAGGCCATGGTCAACTGGCTGGGGTAGAGGTTTTCGGGCCAGTTTTCAGCCATTTGACGCTCCCTAAACAAGAAAACAAGAAAACCCGCCGAAGCGGGTCATGGACTGTGGAAATGAACAGCTACCCGCCCTCCTTGCGGCGTAGTAGCGTCTTGCCTCCACCAACCGGCCCCGGCCAATGCGTGAGACCCATGGACGGGGCGATAGGGCCTAGGAGGTCAAATGAGCGTCGATGTGAACCAGCTGAACCAAGTACTCCAAGATCTCGCCACAAAGGTGAACGCGCTGATGGCGGTCACTGGCGGGCTTGCTGCTCAGGTCTACGAAGCGGCCGGCGAAGAGGGGCTTGATCGGGCGCAAGCCAAGGCAAACGCACTGGCGGCAGAGATCAGCCGTCCGATCCATGTGAACGTCGACCGCCGATTGATCGCTCAGATATTCGATAACGCCAAGCGTTAATCCGGGGGATTGAGCTTGAGCGCCTCCTCGATACGAGCGAGGCGCTTTCTGAAATCCTCCAGGCCGGCCTGGGCCTTTTCAGTCCAGCCATCGGGCAGCGACAACACCCCTGCGTCAAAGAGCTGCACAGCGCCAATGCGGCTTGCCAGCGCCTCGTCGGCCGATACTTGGGCCAGAGCCTCAGTGGTTATAGCCGAAGAAACCTGCCCTACTTCAACTCCGAGCTCTGCCACTGAGTCCAAATCTGCCACTGCCAGCGCTTCCGCCACCAGCTTCTGACTGATAAACAGCTCGCCACCCACCACCGCGAATTGCTTGCTCATACTTCCTCCTGCGGCTTCGCCGCTCATTGATCACATCTTGCTGCGAACCATCTGGATGTACGGCCCGTTCATTTTTGCATCCCGAGCCAGCTCCTCGAAAACCTGCCGCTGGCTGTTTTGGATCAGCTCGACCGTCTGCGGACTGACATCTCCGTTGATGTTCAGGGTCTGATGGACATGCATGTCGCCCTTCCCGCCGCCTTGCCCGCCACCGCCAGCCAGGTAATCCTTCAGGTCGGCGTTCGTGCGCCGGTCGACAACCCGCTCTCCCTTGTCGAGCAGCCATGTGCCCTCACGCGGAATAGAGTCGATTCCGTCGTGCGCCATGCCGGATAGGCTGACAGAGCGAATACCGGAGGCCTGCACAGCCTGATAGCTAAGGGCGGCAGCTGCAGCCGCCACGCCCAACGCAGGACCGATATACGGAATGCCAGCCATTGCCGAATACGCATCCGACGCGGTCTTCGGAGCATTCATCAGCACCTTCGCGAGCGCATAGCTCTTCTCGAGTGCGAACATCGCTTTGTATGCGCTCGATTGCTCGCCAGCAAAAACCGCAGTCAGGCCCGCCATGTTTCCGAAGAAGGCCTCGCCAGCCGCTAACTGCACTTGCTGCCGTGAGGACTCGATCTGTGCCAGCTGGTCCTGATGCTGCTGGAAGATATTCCGCTCGCGCTCGAGGTACGTTTCCTTCGTAATCGCTTGGGTCTCAAGGAATGCGCGCTGCTTCTCAAGCTCTGCCTCTCTCCATTGGTCCAGTGCGATCGCTTCCTGCTCTATGCGCATCAGCTCGCTGGACGGGCCGCCGATCTCCGGCGAAACGAAGCCGGACTGTGGCGCCTGGCTGACTCCCTCCACGGTGCCCGGCGCCTGGTCGGCATTCATCTGCACTTCACGAATGCGGCGCAGGGTCTCAAGACGCTGAAGCGCTTCGACATTGCCCTGTCGCTCGTACTCCGCGATCTTCTCCGCGTACTCCAGTTCGAACTGGGCGTCGTTGGCGGCGCGCAGCTGGCCAGACCCGCGCAGGATGTCGATGCGCAGCTTTTCCTGCTCCGTCAGGTCGCGCTTAGCGTCCAGTTCGCGAGCAAGACCTATCAGGTAATCGGCCTGCTGGCCGACGATGCCTTTGAGCGAGCCGCTTTCGATGTCGAACCTGAGTCCAGCTACTTCGCTGGTCTGGCCGTACAGGGCGATCTGCCTCTCAATGGACGCAACCGTCGATTGATAGGACGACTCAAGATCGTTCGTGTCCTTGGTCAGGCCTTTGGTCGCCTGCGCAGCCGCGTTCGCACGATCAATTATTCCCGCATACGTCAGCGCCGCCTGCTGGTCCGTTTCAGATAGCGCGCTGGCATAGCCTTTCTCGATGGCGATTTTTACTCGCTGCGTCTCTGTCAGCTTTCCTGCGAAGTCAGCCTGGCGCTGAAGCTGTTCCAGGAATTTGTTGCCTGCCGCGTCGGTCTCGCCGAGTGCTAAGTTGTTTTCGCGGCGGTTGGCGGTGTTTTGTTCGATGCGCGCATTCAGCTCGCGCATCTTCGCTTCTTGCTTGGCCAGCTCAGCGTTGACCGTAGAGAGATTACCCTCTGCCTCGACTAGCGAACGACGCCAATCATCAACCTTGGCGCTGCCCGGATGGCGGTCGAGCTGAATGTTCAGGTACTCGATCTGTGCTGCATAGTTTCGAGCTTCGTCCTTCGCCGCCTGGTAGGGCTCCTCCATGCGCTGAAGGACTTGCTTGGCCTGGGCCGCATCCAGCTCCTGCACGGCCCGTGTGAGCAGGTTGGTTTCTTCACGAAGCGCAATGGACTGGCGCGCCGCCTCTTCTGCGTTGTTGCCCCAGTCGATGAACGATGCAGCAACCGCGCCAGCGGTTATAGCTAGGCCAGCCCAGCCACCGGCTAATCCGAGGGCGGCGCGACCCACGCTTACTGATGCGGTTTGTGCGGCAGCCAGGCGCTTCTGCGCCGCCTCGTGCGCAGCAGTGGCAACTGCCACGCTGTTGATGCTGCCGACAAGACCAACGTTTGCACGGGCCTGCGCGAGCGCGGCGGCCGTGCTCGCCGCTTGCGCCTGGGCCGTCCTGAGCTCCTCGACGGCCTGCACTTGCTTGGCGCGATAGTTCGCTACAGCGACGGTTGTGTTCTGAGCGACGGCAACGGAGTAGCGCGCCATGGCCGCAACGGCCACGCCTGATGCAATGCCGGCAACGGTTTCTAGATTCTCGGAAACCGTATCCAGGGCACCGGACATGAGCCGGGACGCGCCGGTTACCCTCTCGTTTTCGCCCAGATAAGCAGACCAATTGTTACTGGCACGGATAATTGCGTCATTGAGCGTCGTACCCATGCCGTCAGCGAGGCGTTGGTTTTCCTCAACAGAGCGGCGCAGGCCTTCGTTCAGGTCGGCCAGGGCCAGCTTGCCGGTGATGCCCAGTTCGCGGATTTCGTTCGAGGACTTGCCCAGTTGATCGGCTAGCGTCTCGACCACTGAAGGCATCGCAGCCAGCAGCGACTGCCAGCTCTCAGAGTCGACCTTGCCGGTCTGGATCGCCTTGGAGTAGGCGTTGATCGCAGACGATGCCCGGTCGGCGGACGCTGCGTTGGTAACTAAGAGGTAGCTAAAGCTATCCGTGATGTCGAGCGCATCTTCGGTCTCATAGCCAAGCGACCGAATAGTGTCCGCCGTGCGGATGAAAAGCTCTTGTGCCTCGGCGAGCGGTCTATAGGTGCTATTGGCCGACTGCAACAGGCGGTCTTGAACCTTTCGATATTCGTCTGTCGACTCGGTGACCATCCGAATACGGTCAGCCATCTGCCCATAGTTATCGGACATGTCGATTAGCGACTTTACGCTAATTCCGGCTACCAGCGCTGCTATGGGGCGGGCCAGACCGGAAATCGAGCGGCTGAGGGAATCAGCGCGCTTCTCGACGAGGCTAGTAGTCCGCCCAAATTCGTTGAGCGCTACGTCAGCTCTACCTACCTGCGTGCTATCAACGGCAACAACCAGCCTGGCGTATTCAGTCATCACCCACCTCATTTATGCGTAAAATTTTTCAGTTCCGAAGAACAGGCTTGGCGTAGTGGCGAACTGCTCAACACGAACTGCCAGGCCCGGATTGTTCGCCAGCAGGTCACGAATTTCCTCCACTGCGGGGCTGACACTGAAAGACCAGCCCAGCACGAGTGACGTCCTGAACTGAAGCGCTTCTTGCTCCTTGAGCGCGTCAATAGTCTCTTCTGCCTTTTCTCGCACCCTGGCCTCCTGAACTCGATGCGCAGACTCGCCCAATGCCTGCTGTGCAGCGGGAGCATCCAGCCCCATAACGAGCAGGTAGTGCTCGGTTTCTTTGCCATCCAGCGTTCGCAGATATACGCGAGCGCCCTGCTTCGCCCGGGGAAGGCTGTAGAAGTCAGCGGGAGTGAACTGTTTTTTGGTGGTTGCCATTGAAAAACTCCAGATAATAAAAAACCGCCCGGAGGCGGCTTTTCTGGTAATGACTCAGTCAATCACTTACTGCTTGATTGTGAGCCCGAGTGCGGTTCGTGAATTTATCGCAGCAATGCGCGCAATGCTCATCAGTACGGCGAACAGGAATCCATACACCGCGCTGGCGGTGCACCCCAAAATGACAGGCCATACCACCGTTGATTCTGTTGTCGGCACATAACGCCCGGCATCGATCTCTACCGTTCCAAAAGCAATCATGGCGGTGATAGACGCAATGGCATTGATGATGGCCATCGCCCATGCCGCGCCAGACCAGAAGTTTATTGCAGAATTGCTCATCTCCACCCCACCCTCCTTGCGAAAGCGTCAGACTACCAAAATGCCATCGAATCGGCCTGCGCCTGTATGAATAGTCAGTTTCGGCAGACTACGGCGCGCAGTATGGTTTGCCATCTAATCGCCACCACAAAGGGAATTCGATGGCCATCCGATTCAGAAAGAGCATCAAGATCGCCCCCGGCATTCGGCTAAACGTGAGCAAAAGCGGCGTAAGCACTTCCATCGGCGGCAAGGGTGCAACCGTTAACGTAAGCAAGCGAGGCACACGTGTTACGGCAGGCATTCCCGGCACAGGCTTATCGGCATCCCATTTGTACAAGTCATCCGCCAAAAAGCGAACTCCGGCACCTCCGCCAGAGTACTCGCCGGCAGAGTGGGCCGTTGCCGCTATATCGCTGGAGATAATCTCCGTCCTTTGCTGGGTCTATTTCTCCGGCGCGCTTTCATTCATCGGTGCCGTCGCCACCCTTGCCATCCCGAGTATCTACATTGCTCGCTGGATGGCCAAAAGTCGCGAAGCAGATGCCAGTCAGCAAGAGCTAGCACGCCTGGCCAACGAGCGCGCTGAGCTAGAAGCGCAGGTCGCCCCAACACACTCATCGATTGGCAACAAGCAAGTCGAGATTGGCGAGCCTTACGCCGCCAGCTCAGAACCAACTATCCAGCGCATGATTGCGACTCAGTCGTCCGACGATGACGTCCCTGCCTCCCGCCAGGCCTCTCTCCTTGCTAATGATGTCGATTATCTAGGCCAGGCCGCATTGGCCGGCAGAAATGCCAAGGACGCCGTCAAGGCTTGCGATTTTGATAAGGCTTGGAGGCTATTCCATGACCAGAAGCAACTCTTTTTGCAACACGCTCAGCAGCAGGGCTGGGCCGCTCGCGAAACCCTGGCGTTGGACGCGTCAGTACATGAGGATCTAGCTGATGTACTGCGACTAGAAAAGCGCCACACAGAGGCGCTTCCACATATCCTCTACTGGGTTGTGGCCAGCCGGCATAGGCCGATCAAGCGTCACGCCGACAAACTGCGCGCCTACTTCAATCGCTGCAAGCTAACAAATACCTCTCTCGAAGAGGTAGAAGCTTATCTGTCTAGCCGAAAGGATCCCGCTAGCTACCCTGCCATTCAGAGGCAGGTGAAACGTTGGATTCAGGCGGGCTGACTGTACCAAAACGCCAGCAAGCCGAGCCAGCACGAAAACTGTAGCTAGAACATGCTGGTACCAAGCATCCCAGGGCCTGGCCTCTGGACCGGAATGCTCGCGAAGTCGGCTATGGGATAGAAGCTGGTCACTTGAGTCATGGCCATCTCCTTTGTTTTGGGCTTGTTGCGCGAATCCAGCGTCACCAAAAGGTCAGCCTTGATAGCCATCGCAGACGCGATGTGAATGGCGTCGGGAGGACTCAGTTTGTAGTTTTCCTGATCGCTCGCCTTGCCAGTCTGATAGCAATGGCGCCTAAGCAGCGCCGCACGCCTGGCCAGGTTTTCACTCAAGCTGATGACCTGAAAATTTGATCGCCGGATCATTCCCTCGAAGAGTGTCTTCGCCTCGTCACTCAAGGGAAATGAGAGGACTTCAGTGATGCCAACGGCGGACATCGCCAAGACGATATCGCCTCGGTCGAAGGCACCAGCTTGCGAATTGAGCGCGTCGAGCACGCCCTGGCCGTGATTATCTTCACCGATGATCAATGCCAAAAACGCTGAAGTATCCCAGTAGACGACGTGCTTACCAGCCACCGCGAAGCTCCCTCAAATAATCGATCGAGCTTTGGCCTTCGGTGGCCCCGGGCTCAATTCCCTTTAGGCTTTGTAGAGTGGGTAACTCAGCATCCTTCTTATGGACATCAATAGAGGCGACACGCACCTCATATGGCCAGAAGCTGTCTTCGTAATAGTGAAGCTCGCCCTCAATGGTCGCAGTATTCTCAACGGCTGCAGCTGCTTCATGGATGAGATTGGCGCCGAAGACGCACTTCACCTCTACCCCACCAATAGGCGGAATGACCTTGAAGTACATCTGCTTGCTCACGCCTGAGTAGCGCTTCACCACTCCAGTGACGCTGCCGATTTCTACTCGGGTAAGTGGAAGGGCTTTCTCGAGCTCATCAAGTACCTTCTGATCAAGCGCGACCGCCGGCAGGCCGGCTCCATCGATCCACAGCCTTGAGAATCGATCACCAAGCCCAGCCACAAGCTTCCGAAGGTGACCTACCAGCTTCGCCCTGTCAGAGGTCACTTCTACCTTCCCGGCGCGAAGAGCGCTGAGATAGGTGGAAAACTCTCGGAGAACCTCAATGGGACTTACCCCATTCTCAGAAACAGAATGAGCCCGCACCCCTATCATCGCTGGGCTGCTATGAGTCAGTTCAGACACAAGGAAGTCGACAGTGCCAGAGCCTTCACCCGATATCAGGTGCTCGGTCTCGGCTAAAGCAGCCTTTAGGGCGGACAGCTTATCGATGAAGGTGCCAAGCCGAACATCGCCTTCCAGGCTGTCGATGCCTTCCATGTGCAGCCGGAGCACATTGTCCGAGCCGTTACCGTTTTGGTTCGAGGCGTTCATGGCGAAATACTATCTCAGGGACACTGGTTCCGCTATGACAACGACAAGGGTGAGAATACTGTTTTTTTGTACACACCAATTGGTTCGCCTGCCGAGCGGATGAATCACAACGCCAGCACCGAAACCCAGCCTAGGCCGGGTTCGGTGAAGTTCTTGGCTCTAAGCGGCTTGCGTTGAGGCCCTGCGCGGCTCGAGCGGCATCAGTTCCCGCATCTCCACCGTGAAGGTGCGCTTGCCGATCTTGACCAGCCACCAGCGACCGATCAGGTAGGCCAGCCGAACGGATCGGCCAATCAGTGATTCCTGGCCACCGATGACCATGGCGGTTGCGCCCTGCTTGAGTGTGAAGTTCATGCCGTCGCCCTCAAGCCAAGGCCCGCGCCCCGATATTTATTGAGCCCAAGCCGACGCTGGACCGCATCAAATTCCTGTTCCAGTTTGCCGAGCTCATGGACTGCCATGTGTCCGTCGCGGAAATGATCGATCATCTCTGCGCCGACCGGGCTACCGATGCCACTGAAATGCGAGTAGAGCTTGTAGCGGTTGAAGATATCGTTCAGATGCTTGAAGTGGGCGCGAAGGAAGTAGACGTTGTACAGCTGCTTGTCATCCAGCACCGTTCCGGCCTTCTCTTCCTTCGGCAGCCACTCGCCCTCTTGCACATGATACGCCGCGATGAAGTTCCGGGCGCTGTCCAGCTGGGCTGCCGGAATGTCCTCCGCAGTCACTACGCTGAACGCCTTATGCACCTGCGACCAGATGTGATTTTTGGCGCCGCGCCGGGCCGGTGCGGGCAAATGGCGGACCTTGCCATCCAGAACAGCGGCCAGGCAGTGGAAGCCGTCGGTTCCGATGGTCTGGCCACGAATCGTTGCGGCGTCCTGTGGGGCGATCTGCTGCAAGCGCTTTTCGCATTCGATGAAGTAGCGACGCGCCTGGCGCCCCTTATCGTTGCGCTCCACCATGGACAGCTCCTTGGCCATGTCCAGAGTGATGTGGTAATCGCGGCTTCTGCGGCCGCCAGAGCTTTCGGCCAAAAATGACCGAAAGTCCTCGCCCTCCTGAAACCCGTACTCCTCTATTCGACGAGCGATCCACTTGCGGAATTCGGTGTCGATGCCGAGGAAGCGATGCAGAGTGCGCGCATCAATCAGCTGGGCTTGCTCGTCGTGGATGGTTCCGGTGAAGACCGGGATCAGCGCTTGAACTGCTGCTTGCATGGTGGAACTCCTGTACGTTGGAGTCCGCCTCATTGCGACCATCAATGGAGGCGGAACTGTGCGCAGGTTGGTCGACCGGGGTACAGGAACCCGGCAGCTCTTTCGAGCTCCCACGCACAGCCCGCCATTACGCGGGCACAAAAAAACGCCTTACGGCGCTGTGCGCCTGTACCTATCGGGCGACCAAACCCGACCGCTGAATTGGCAGCGGCAGGTGGACAGTACAGCCGTGAAATCCACTCGTCAAGAATATTCACTTCTGCAAGCAACGATCATTTTGCTTGCATCATGCTAGCAACAGCGGATATTGTTCGCACACCTACAGCAGACAGAGCGCATCGCCATGTCAGAAGAAGCCAACAAGAAGCCAACCGGGCGCGCTAAAGGCGGCGCAGCTCGCCAGGCCGCACTTACGCCAGAGCAGCGAAGCGAAAACGCCAGGAAAGCCGCCCTCGCTAAAGCAGAACTGGCGAAACTACCAAAGGCAACACATGGCTCGGTCGATCATCCCTTGAAACTAGGAGAGCTCGAAATCCCATGCTATGTGCTAGACGATGGGCGGCGTGTTTTGTCGCTAGGCGGCATGGTTAAGGCACTAGGAATGTCAATCGGAAGCGCCGGCGGTGGCGAGGGTGATCGACTGTATAGTTTTGCTACCGGAAAATCCATTTCGCCCTTTATAAACAACGAGTTACTGAGCAGGATGAAAACCCCTGTTCGGTTCCAGGCGCCAACCGGCGGCTCTGCTGCATCCGGGTATGAAGCCACAATTCTCCCCGACTTGTGCGATGCTGTTCTGGAGGCAAGGAAGTCAGGCGCGTTACGACCTCAGCAGGCCCACATCGCTGTGCAGTGCGAAATCCTTGTTCGCGGTCTCGCTCGAGTTGGGATCATTGCTCTTGTTGATGAGGCAACCGGCTATCAGCGTGATCGAGCCAAGGATGCCTTGGCCAAGATCTTGGAGGCCTGGGTGGCCAAGGAACTGCAGCCATACGTCCGCGCATTTCCAGCTGAGTACTATGAGGAACTCTTCCGGCTACGCGGCCTGCAGTATCCGCCGGAAAACCCTAAATTCCGCCCCCAGTACTTCGGCCTGCTCACCAACGACATTGTTTATGAGCGGCTGGCGCCAGGACTGCTGGAGGAGCTGAAGAAGCAGGCTGCAAAAGACGAGAAGAAAAAACACCTGCATCGACGACTCACGCAGGAGGTCGGGCACCCGCGCCTGCGCGAGCATTTGGCCTCCGTCGTAACCGCGATGAAATTGTCAAATGACTACCCTGACTTCATAACCAAGCTGAACCGCCTACACCCACGCTTTGGCGATAATCAGATGCTCGATCTTGAGGAAGGTGATCGGTAGGCCCAGAAACAGAAAGCCCCTCGCGTGGAGGGGCTTCGTCAGTGCCAATTATTCACCCTTTACAAGCTCTCGAAATCTCTTCCGAACATATGATTTTTCTTGCTGAGTGAGATCTCTAGCGATCGCGTCTCGACTCATCCCGAGCAGCTTGCCGTCAAACTCTCTTGGCACTGAAGACTTCTGCTTGATGTAGTCCTGCACAGCATTTAAGTCGCTCGGCACAAGAGACTTAACTATTGAAGCAGCGACTTCGGCAAGAACTACAATTGCCTCTTGGCTAAACTCTGGCGCCTCGTTTTTAACGTTGCTAGAGACGTCCTGCGCAACTGGCTCCTGTGGCGCAACCGCTTCTGGCTGGGTGCGAATACTTAGGAACGAGTTGATGACTTCTGCGGACCACTCGGTATGAGTGTCCGCTTCATAGATCAGGCTTGGCGCCTGATTTGTTTTTCCATCTTTCCTGGTAATCCCTATCAGATGGGCGCGGACTCCGTAGTTTTGCGCAAACTGAACCCCCACTCGGACATCTTCATCGCCAGAAATCAACACTGCATCGGCTATTGCATGGTTTCTGGCGAGCTCGATCATGTCGATGACTATCATCGAGTCGACGCCTTTCTGCTGCCCGCTGCCGTTGAGGGTTCCCATTCTCACCTTGACGTTATCGCTGCTGGCCAGCTTTTTCTGCTCAAGGGTAAGGCCATTTGATCCGACAGCGTCGTACCAATAAATACGCAGGAGAGGAGTTCCGCCCGAAAGCTTCGCTGCGGTCTCCATCATCTGCGCGACGACTGCCTGAACGTTCAAGGACAAGCCGCCACGCTTGATCTCGCTCCCGGTCACTGCTGCCGATCCCTGTGCAAACAGATAGCCTGCGTCTACGAAAATCCCTAAGCGATCCATATCCAATCCCTAGAAAGTATTAAGGGCCCCCTAAGGAGCCCTTCGTATGTCGCACAGCGGCCCGTATAAGGTAGTGGCCGCTGCTCAGACGCGCGAATATTAGGCAGCTCCTGATGGAGCAGTCAATACAAAAGGCCACTAAGTGCCACTTCGTACCACCCAGTGCGACGAAAGGCGAAAATCCGTGGGCCCCTATCAAAGGATGACCCGCCCAGTTCCCCCGGACATCAACAGCCACCCTGCGATACTCTCACTTCCACCGCAGCCAGGCGCCGCAACAGCGTGATCTCGTGCGGTTTCAGCTTGCGGCCATACAAGTCAGCCCACGCCTTCAGTTCAGCAAGCGATTCGATTGGCCTGGCTGAGCAGTACCACTCCCAAAGGTAGGCCAGTTCCGACGGGCACGGCGGGCCATCCAGGCGCGCCGGCCGCTTGCCGGTCTTCTCCGCTACGGCTTCCAGCTGGGCCCGGATGGTGATGCGCTTGTCCGGGCCTTTCTTCGGCCTGGGCCCTGCCGGTTTCAGCAGGCCCAGTTGATGCTCGGCGTGCTCGATCAGTCCTTCGGCGAGCCCGTCGAGCGTTTCCCAAAAAAACGGCGGCGGTCACTCGCGAACCGATCCACCTCTGCGGCGATGTAAGGCGACTCCCGGAGGAACTCCAGCAAGGCCGCTTCGCTGAACTCGACGTCAAACGACCAGCCGATGACCAGCGCAGCATTTAGGCGCAGGCGGGCCTGCTCGGTCTTCTCCGCCTTCTCGGCCTCGTCCTTGATCGCAGCATAGGTCAGCAGGTCGCGCCGGAACGCATCCAGGGCGTGCCGGAACTCGTCCGCATCCACGCCGCGGATCAGCAGCCACTCGTCGGTCGCGGTGCCGTCGGGCAGAGAGAGCGGCATGCGCTCGCCCTCGCTTGCCTTGGCCCGGGTGAAAAAATCGCTGGGTTTCATGCCTGGCCCTTACCCCGGGATTCGGGTGATGGTGATTTCCGAGCCAACAGCGGTGTCGTTGAACGCTCGGTAGTCGTAGGACTGGATGATCGGGTCGTCGCCGGTGCCCTCCTCGCTCGAGCTGGTCAGCTTGGCGCGGTTCATGGCGATCTCGTAGGCGTTTTCGCCGTCGGTGAGCGTGACAACCAGGGCGGTCTTGGTCTCGCCCCGGTACTTTTCCTTCAGCCGGTCGTCCTCAATGTACGCCGAGAGCGAGCCGTTCACGTTGATGCGGCCCAGCTTGATGTCGTAGGCGTCGCGGGAGAACAGCCGGTAAATCGCCTCCATGCCGTTCTCAAGCGTGATGCTGAGCGCGGTTGCGTGGTTCAGACCGGTACCGCCCTCGAACAGCGAGCCCTCGAACGTGGTCATCATCACGGTATCGGTCGGCTCGGCGAACTCCTCGTCCGGGTCGATAACATAGGCCTCTTCCTTTGTTCCGATCAGGGAGAAGGTGATGCCGATCTTGCTCTGCAGCGGGCAATCGATGGTGACGGTGCCGACTTCGCAGCCTCGGTAAATCTGCGACCGGCCAATGTCCTCGTTCGTCTTCAGCACGGCGAACTTGCGGCGCACTGCTCCCGTTTTCAGGACGTTGCCCGTCCAGGTGCCGTGGAAGGCTGCCTCGAGCAAAATATCGAATGTGCCGAACGTCAGCTCGGCCTCCATGTCGCCGGATACGCTGGAAACGCCGCTGCGTGACTCAGCCGTGTGACGGCCCGGCAGCATCTCGTCCGATTCAAGCTCCTCGACGGTCTGGCTCAGGCTGTTGCTGATCAGGCGCAGGGGAACCCAGTCAACGAGGGGATCAAGCACCCCGTCGACGCCTTCCGGTTTGATGTACGTGTTCTGGTTGACGCCTTGTGCATAGGGCATTTGCTGTCTCCAAGAAATGCAAAAGCCCGCTCAAGGCGGGCTGCGGTGGTTCAGTTTGTGGTTACGCCGGGAACGTCCAGGCGGTGCAGTAGATGCTGATCGCCACGGACAACCAGACGTCTTCGGTCCGGATTGGCGACCGCTCTGCGCGCCGGATCAGCACGCGCTGGCCTTGATACTCGAGTCGCTTCCCAGGCGCGAAGAAAGCCAACGCCTTGTCCGCGTCAGCCAAGACCGCGCCGGTACCGGTGCCTTTCGGGTGGAACAGGTCGACCTGGAGGATGCCGGTCCACTCTTGCGGCGCATCCGATCCCATCGCTGCCGGTGCGCGCCCGCTGGGCAGGCCGGTGAGTCGCGCCCAGCTCTGCCCCGTTACAGGTTCGAACGTGACGCCTTCGAAAGCCGTCCGGGCCTGCGGCATTACGCCTGACGCCAGATAAGCCGATACCAGCGCGGCGTTGATCTTCGTCTCGCTCATTTCACACCTTGTTCTTGCGGATGGCCAAGTCGACCATCTTCTGCACGCGGTCCATGTTGCGCTTGACCATGCCTTCAGGCGCCTGCTTCGAGCTGCCTTCTTCAAGCTCCATGATGTACGGCAGGTTGTTGCTCAGGTACGTCACTTGCCCCGTGCCCTCGGGCGTTTTCGCCTCGACCTCGGCAATTGCCTCGCTGCCGCTCTTGTCCTCACGCTCAAGCCTGCCCTTCGCTGGCGAGCCCACCGTGGTCTGCCAGTTGCCGCGCGCACGCCCAGTATCGACCGGCGTCGCCTTGATCACTCCGCTAAACAGCTCCAGCGTGGCCACGCGTGCGATCTTGTCATGCGCCTCTGTCGTCTTGGCCGTGAAGCGTCGAACGTCGTCAGAGAATCCCATCAGCGCCTCACTTGAAGCTCATAGGCCAGCACGTCGCCGGTTGGATTGATGGCCTGAATAGAAATGACCTTCCATACCTGCCCTGCTGCGGTCACTTTGGTTTCTAGGGTTGGGGCCCACTCAAGCGGCGCCATTACCGCCGGGTCGATCACGCTTTGTATAGCAGGCAAGAACAGCTTCTTGTCGTCGCGCATGATCTGCGTGCCATCGGCGTATTGCTGACCAGACGACTGCAGGCCGTAGTTGTCGAGAATGGCCCGGGCTTGCTGGGTCCTGGTTTCACCCGGCGCGGTTAAACCGGTCACCGGGTCATAGCCGCCCGGCGTGGAAACCTCCAGGGTCACCAGGTCGCCGATTTCAGCGACCACTGCGGCAGCTTCTGCCATGCCGTCGAGGATCTCAGCGCGAAGGCTCATGTCAGACCCTCTTGAGCATCATGGTGCCGGACCGCTTGGTCCATGGAACTAGCAGCGCCAGAGCGAACGACTCGGCGGCCGAGACTTGCTTCGACCCTTTGGCAAAGGTCTTGGCGGTGGTCACCGGCCCCGCGGTCACGCTCGTGCTGATCACCTCTCGGTCTTGGTCAGCAAACAAACCCCCAGCTGCTGCCAGCTTTGCTACCTGCGCCCCGGCCAGCTTGACCTCGTTCGGCGTCGGGCTGGGCACAGGCCTCGTAATCTTGGCCGTCAACCAGGCATTGGCCATGGTCACGGCAAGGGCCTCATCATCGCTGCCGGCCCAGCCAGGACCAAGCAGGGCATTAACATCGGCAACGGTGATGAAGTCGGTCATGGATCAGTCCTCTTTCTTTTCCGGGTCGGTGTTTCCGCCGGCGGCTGGCTCAGTGGCAGGGATCAGCTTCTGCAGGTCCGCCTTCTTCGCGCTGGCGTCGAACTCGATGCCCTGCTTGGTCAGCCATTCCTTCAGTTCGGGGACGCCCATCTTGTGCGGGTCGGTTTCGCCGCCGCCCTCTTGCTTCGCCTTGCCGCCAACCTTGACGCCTACCGCTTCATAGGCCTCAGCGACGCCTGGGAACTTGCCGTCGATGACCACTTCTTTCGCGCCACTGATGACGCCAAGGAACGAGGTTCGATAGCAGGCATCGCGGTCTTTGCCGGGCTTGTCGGTGTAAATGACTTTCATGATTCTCTCCGCTGTGGAAGGGGCGCCCAGTGGGCGCCCTGAGAGGGTTAACCGCCTGCAGCAGTGCCGCAGATCACCGCAGCGAACGGAACCTGCTTGCGGTCGAAGACACGCTCCCAGTTCGCCGCGCTGGCGTACTGAACAGCGGTCGGAGAGGCGTTCTGCGCGTTGCTGCCCTTCCAACTGAAGCCGGCCGGCTGCAGGATGTAGGTCTTGCGCTCCCACAGCACCTCGGCGCCGCCGCCGTTACCGCCAGAGGGCTTACGCTCCAGCTCGACCGGGGTCGTTGGGGTGCCCTCGCCGTAGCCGAACGCACCGGAGCCGAAGAAGACCGACAGGAACTGGCCGGGGGCGTAGGTCAGACTGTCATCCATGAACACCGGCTTGCCGAGGTAGGTAGCCAGGATCACGCGGCCCTCGGAGTCGCGCAGGTACTCAATCAGGTCCTGCTTGACCATCTGATTCATCACGACCGAGTGCACACCGATCGCGCCGAACTGGTCAGCGGCATCGCCGGCGGTGAAGGCAGCGTCCTGGAACGCCTGAGCGCTGATGCTCGCGCCAGCATCGACCACCATGTCGCCGGCATCGTTGGCGATGTTGGAGGCGATGATTCCGCGAGCCGAGCCCAGCAGGTAGCGCTGCCACTGGCGGGTCCAGTAGGTCCCGAAGCGGTTGCGGATGTGCTGCATCGGCTCGGTGTTTGCCAGCTCGGCCGTGAGGTCAGCGACGCCGTAGCCCTTGTTCAGGTACAGCACGCGGGCGGTCATGCTCGCCTGGCTGGCCTTGCCAACTTCGCCCAGGTCGTCCGGGTCGTCGTTGGAAATGTTCGGCGCCTCGTCGGCGTCCAGGTCTTGCCAGTAGCTGACCTCCGCGGTGCCTTGGCTGCCGTTGGCGATTCCGTCCAGCACCGGCGAACGGGTGACGATGCCGGAGTCATAGACGGCAGTTTTCTCCGGGCTGTTTACCGGGTCCAGGGTTGCGTAGTACTCACCGACGAAGATGTCGGTCAATTGGGTGGTGGCCATGAGTTATTGTCCTCGGGTTGCCATGAGTTTCTTGAATTCCTCGGGCTTCTCGCGGGCCAAGCGCGCACGCTCGACTTCGTTGAGATCGCCCCACTTCTTGGCAGCCTTGCCACCGTTGTCGCCGGTAGGTCCGGCACCCTGAGCCCTTGGCCAGAGGTGAGATGCGGTTTCCCGCAGCGATTCCGCCCATTCGAGCGGACTGAGCGGGGTCTTGCCGTCTTTGCCGTAGATGACCTGGCCATCTGCGTCGACAGCTACTGCCTCGCCGTTTTCGTTGAGAGTGAAGGTGCCCTTGGCGCGCAGGATGATGTCCTCGGACGCCTCCGGCAGCGCGCCGGCCTTGAGCGCAGCGCCGCGGATGGAATCAGCCAGCACCTTGTCGCTGAAGCGCTTGGCGAAGGACTCAGCCTTGTCGGCGCGGTCTTTCTCGGCCTGCAACTGCTTGTCCAGATCGGCGCGCAGACGCTCGGTGCGCTTGCTGATCACTTCGTCGAGCTTGCCTTCGGCCAGCAACCGGGTTTCCTCATCCTGGCTAGCCTTCTGGAGCAGCGTCTTGACCGCGCCGATGTCGAGGCCCTCGAACTGACCCTTGAACTGGTCGAGATCGGTCTTCAGGGTCTTGTTGGCCCCGAGCAGCTCTTGGTTCTTGCTCTTGAGGCCGGCGACCTCGGTATCCAGGTACTGCTGCACCTTTCCGCCAAGCGCCTCCTTGAGGGCTTTCGCTTGGGTTTCGTCGAGCTGCAGGCCGAGTTCGGCCGGGTCAAAGTCAAACATGGGTGGTTCCCCTCGGGAGTGGTTGCGGCCTGGCCGCGTGGCGGCTCTCAGGAGCCAGAAACGAAAAAGCCCCGACCGAAGTCAGGGCTCTAGAAATGGAAAACCCGGCGCATGGCCAGGTCTTGAATTACGCGAATCGTTGCTTTCTTATCTCCAGCATGGCGTCCGCAATTTCCGCGCATGCGGCCAATATTTCTTCTTGCGTGCTGTTTGTTCTATGGACCTTCGTGCCGATGGTGGCCGCCCTATATCTTGCTGTGTTTGCAAGCGCTTCTGCAAAGTAACCATCCCAAGCCTGACGCTCTTCACGCTCTCTTGCTTTCACGTCTTCAGGTGACATGTCGACCTCCATATGCTTCAGAGGCCTACCTATATCAATGTGCCATCCAGACCGCAAGCATCAGCCGAGAACCACCCGCTCACCCTTCATAAAGCAATGCGCGCATAGGTATTGCTTCGTCCCGCCTTGCGGCTTTCCGTTCTTGTAGATCATCCCGACCTTCGTTTCGATGATCTCCCCACCACCGCAGCGATGGCATCGGAACGGGTGGGCCGCCGCTGGGTTCGCCTTGCGGGCCTGCTTGAGCTTGGCGGTGTTCGTCTGCTCCTGCGAGCCTTCGATCACATGGAACGGGTGCTTGGTAGTCATTGCGCCATCATAGCCCCGCTTTATCGAAAGCGTCAGCGTCTCGCTTGCGCAACTCGTCGAGGGTGTAGACCTTACCGCGCGAATCAGTGAAGCGATCCACCATCAGCCCGCCGATTCGGAACAGCTTCCCTCGCTCGGGCCCCAGCACCTCGTCCTGGAATGCAGCTGGCTTGGACTTGAGCCATTGCCCGTAGGTGATATCGCCGGCCACCTGCCCGTCCATGCTCGCCTGTGTGCCTGGGTCAATATCCGACCTGCTGAGGCCAAGCGCTTCCCAAGCCGAGGCTAGAACCGGCACGGACGTACTGCGGCAGCCCCAGTGCCTTGGCGGCTGCGGGCCGGTGCCGACCTTGAACTTCTTGCCGGAGAGCGATGCGCAGGTAAGCGTCGTGCGACCGTCGAGCGTGGCCAGAAACTGCCACTGCTGTACCAGGTCAGAGTTGGCTTCGTACGTCGCCTGGCGCGCATAGTTTGCCGTGTGGTTGACCGCTGTCCGCACCAGCGCTTCAGCGCCGCGCCGATCGATGGCCAGCAGGCCGTCGGCATACTTCAGCGCCCTGGTCCCGCGCAGCCGGCGAACCATCTGGCTGATCGTCTCACCCTCGACGAAGCCCATGCGGATCGCGTCGCGGATGCGTGCGGCGCGTGCGGCCTCGATGTCTTTCAGCGCTTCCCTTAGCAGCTTGCCCTGGAATGGCCGGGCCATTGCCGCAGCGTGAACCTGGGTGGACGCTACCGTGCTCAGGGTCAGTTGCTCGGCTACGGTCGCTGGCAGTACCGATTGAATCGCCCGGTGCTGGTAGCTCGCCTCATATCCGGCCAGCTCGAATAGCGCCTGGTCTAGCTCTTCACCCGCGGCCCGGTACGCCTCGGCATTCAGTTGCTGGACCTGCACAAGCATCTGGTCGAGCCGCTGGACCGTGAAGGACTCACGCGGCAGCCGCTCCAGCGCTTCGGTCAGCCGCGCGAACAGGTCATCGTCCACCCGGTTGAGCAGGGCCAAGAACCGCCGCGCCACACCACCGCCGTACCGCTGCAGGTATATCTGATGGCCGATGGCGAGATCAGCCAGACGGTCATTGGCGGTCGCCATCGTTCAACCCCTCGAAACCGAGGCCGCCCAGCGCCGGCCCTTGCTCCTGGATAAGCTCCAGTTCCGCCTGCCAGTCGCGATCAGGTAGCTTGCCGGTGGACAGGTACTGCCAGAACGAGTCATGGCTGACGATGCCAGCCTGAGCCGCGGTCAGCAGCTGGGCAGCCATCTGAGGATCTACCCCGACAGATGTGAATTCAGGCTTAACCGTGAACGACACTTGTTTTTCATCGAAGCCGAGCCAGTCGGCCAGGTAGCGTAGGCCCTGTTCCAGCCCTTCCGCCGCAGTGATGACCATGCTGTGCAGCGTGGCATGCTGGTCGTTCTGGCGCGCCTTGCGGGCCTCACCGGACTCAATGCCGCCAATATCCATGACCTTGGCGCCCGCCTCGAGCGCAGCATTGCGCTGGTCGTCCATCGCCTTGCGCACAGCTTCGATCCCGGCGCCCTGGAACTCAAGGTAGCCACAGGAGCCGTTCGGTCCCAGGTCCCAGGCAGCAGACGGGCCAGTCACCGACAGGTCGACATTCTCGTCCAGTCCTGCCACCCACGGCTGCGGATGGCTGGTTTGGTGCAGCGCGGTGAAATAGTCCGCGCTCAACTGGTACGACTTCAGCGCCGCGCGCGCCATGCTCAGCAGCGGCACCTCGTCCACGTCCGGGCCGTTGTCGGTCGAGCCGCAGTAGACGACGGGGATGTATTCGAGCCCTCGGACCAGGCGCTGGTCTGCGCCGGTGGTGCCGAGCGGCATCTCGTTATCAACCACTTCACCCGAATCATTCCAGACAGAGCTGTAGCAGCTGCCATCGCGCATGGTGAACACGCGGTACACCGGTTCGCATTCGTGCGTGAACTCGTCGTTTCCATCTTTCTCGCGAAACTCGCGAAACACCGCAAGCACTAGATCCTGGCGCCCACTCTGACTGGCCACCTTCCAGTTGATCGCATTGACTGCCGAGTACGTCGAGAAGTACGGCAGCCCGTTGTCGTCGATGTTGGCAACTAGCGGGATGCGCCCATGCGAAATGATCTGCCGTACCAAGCGGAAGAACAGCTGCTTGAGGCCGAAGCCGTCAGCGGTGGCGTTGTCCAGCAGCCCTTTCATGCCCGCCGGCAACTCGATCTCCGGCTGCAGGCGCGACACCAGGCCCATCATGGAACGCAGCGAGTCGCGAACCCAGTGCTCGTATTGAGCCCGGGCCGTGTAGTTCTCGTAGAGGTAGCGATTGCCGGCGCCGTCCTGCTTCTCCGCCTCGACCATGCCGCTCGGCTTGGGCAGGTTGCAGGTGTTTGCCTTGATCGCCTCCTCGCCTTCCAGGGCGGCGTCCATAAGCTGCCATTCGGGCAGGTGGCGGTCGTAGTCGGGGCTTGTAGATTGCACTGGCATTATGCCAATCCTCCAATACGGCGCATGCCGCCTGTGCGTTTGCGTCTGCTCATCGCTACGGCGAAATACCGGAACGCGTCTGAGCCGTGAGACGACCAATCGTGAAGCGGCTTGTCTTTCCAGCAGCCGCGCTTGTCATCCCATTCCTTTCGATAGTTTTCCAGGCAGCCGATGCCCTGCTCGCACTTCGATTCGTCGAAGGCGCACCGAGGAAGGATCTCGCGAACATGGTCAATGCCGTCGTCTACGCCGAGCTTCGGCACCACCTGGAATCGGATGCTGTAGCGCTGGCCGTCGATCTCATAGCCCTCCTTCGCCAACTCGCGCCGGGTCTTCCCGTCGCTGCCGAACTCGCGGTTGTCGATATCGTGCGGACCCCAGTGTTCGCCGTAGCTGTAGCCCTTATCCTTCAGCACCTTCATGTAGTGCCGCAGGCCTTCGCCGCTGTTCTCGTAGTAGTCGATAACGTGGAACTCATCGCCAACGATCCGAACGAACCAGATGGCCGTCGAGTCGCCGACGCCGATATCCCAGAAGGTATGCACAGGCTGGTGGCTGTTGTCGGGCAATACCCCGATGCGCTGCTGCGCATAGAGCTTGGCGAACTGCTTGGCGTAGTAGGCACCTTCGATGCTCTGCTGGAATGCTTCGGCGGGGATCGACGGGTATTCCCGCTTCATGTCGTCGCCGAGCGTCTTCTCCTTCGCGGCGTACCAGGCGCGCTGGCCCTCGTTCGTCTTGATGCCGTGCTTTGCCTCAAGCTCGACGAAATAGTCTGTCAGGCGCTGCGGTAGGATCGTTCCGGCCGGGTCCAGCCAGTACTCGGCGTTCTTCCACCAACTGAAGAAGAAGAACTTCCAGTCCAGCTTACCGAGCGGCTGCTTTGCGGCCTGCTGCTTCTCAGCGGCCTGCGAGTAATCGAAGAAGTACCCAGCCCTGCCCTCTGCCGTCGATTCAATGGTGACGAAGCAGTCAGTAGCCACCGCCTCGAACGCACCAGTGACGATCTCGCGCGCCTTGTGCGGAAACTTGGCGCAGATCTTCCCGAACTCGGAGACGTGCAGGTAACGCAGCGTGCCGCCACGGAATGACGTGCTGACGTACAGCGATCCACCCTTGGCGAATACCAGCTCGCCAGCCGCATCGTTGCGTGCTGGGTTGGCCGCCTTGATCTCTGCCGGCAGGTTGTCGTAGGCGAACTTGATCTTCTCCCGGAACAGCCGCTTGGCATCATTCAGGGTGTGAGCGATCAGCGCGCACTTGGCCGACTCAAACAGCGCCGCGTCGAGCTGGATGATGCACTGCTCAGTCGTAAAGCCGAGCTGGCGAGCTTTAAGGATGATGTTCCGAGTGTGCAGGCCCTCGAAGTACTCCAACTGCTCCGCTGTCATGCGGAAGCGGGTCTTCTTGCCTGCCTTGTCGGTGATGAAATACAGGTTGTTCAGGCGCCACAGCTTGTCCCGGAGCTTCGCAAGGTGCTCGGGTTTCATCTGTCAGGCCTCAGTCGATAGCTCGTCCATCAGTGCGGCCAGATCGCTGACCGTCTTGTCGCCCTCCTCGGTGTCGAGGTTGTAGGCTTGGCGCTCGCCCTTGATGACCTTCAGCTGAGCGTCAACGCCAGCATTCAGTGAGCGAGCAAACTTATCGTGGTTGTCTTCGGTCACTTCCATCTCAGCCAGGGCAACGCACAGCTTATTGGCTATGCCGCGCCACTGAGCCAGGCCTGAACGATGAGCCAGGACTACAGCGGCTGCTGCATCTGATGCCTCTTCGATGATTTCAGCATCAGTTCGCGGGTGTTCGCGCGAACCATCAGTGCGAACCTCTGCGCGAGCCAGCTTGCTCTTCGTGGTTTGGCGGACCTGTTCGGTAAGGTCGCGCTCCCAGCCGTGCTTCTTGGCGTGCTTGCGGATTGCTGCATCACTGATGCCGTGTTGATCGGCAATCGTGCGGATGGACAAGGAACCAGCCCGGTAAGCCGATTCGATGGCCTCCCAGTCGGGCTGCTTTGCCATGTTAGGAACCTGCGTTGTTATCTCGAATAATCAACATACGTGCCGTCTCCTCGTGAAAGCAGCCAGCCATGATCGCGACCACTAGCCCTTGAGGCACGCCTGCTTCCTTCGCCTTCCGAATGGACGCACCCACTTCATCGCACAAGGCGTTCAGTGCTTCGTTCACCTCGGCGCTAACCGGCCTCTCTGAGTACAGCCTGCTCACGTTTGTCATTTGCTTACCAACACCCCACCATCGAAGCCACCCACTTGACCGCCTCAACCACAGACCAACCGATAAGGCATAGGGAGATGAGGCCGGAGGCCAGGACGAGGCGCCAGACTGTGGTGCGTTTCATGCGCTTGCCTTCTTCTCTCCCCAGCGGATAGCCAGGTCACGGAGCTTTTCAGTTCCAAGGAAGCCGACCGTTCCGCCCGCGAAGGTAGCCATCGATTGAGGCAGGCCGAAGTACTCGAGCAGCGGGACCAGAGTCAGCGTGGCGAATCCACACAGCGCACCCTCGAGCACCATCTGGCGCTTCGTGCCGCCTCCGTGAATGACCCGAACAATCGCGATCGTTACGGAAAGGCAGAAGGCGTAAACGCTGGGGGCGATTACTTGCAGCCATGCGAGCACGGCCTGCCATGTCTCTGGACGGTCAGGCATTTTTGACATCTCGGTTATCCCGCATGGGGTAGTTGATAGGTCCGGCCTCACATGCCTGTCGCTATCCGCCAGGGAGCTAGGAAGCAGTCAGAGGCATGGGGCCGGAAACAAGAAAGCCCCGACGCATGGCCGAGGCTTGTAATAAAGATCCGCGCGATTTGTGCGTGCAGGCAGAGGCATGGCGGATGTATTGCTGGGCTGGGCGCATGGTGGCGAGCCATTCAAACGGCCTTTAGCGCCCGAAACTGGTGGTGGGAAACTGGGCCTAAACCAGCCGCTCGGCAACCGCAACGCCAGTAAATCCGGGCGTTTCGCGGCGGTGGTCGGGTGGGCCTAAGAACGAAAAAACCCCGACCAGATCGCTCTGTGCCGGGGCTTCATTTGCTTGGTGTCAATCCTTAACGCGCAAGATCGACAGGATGGATATATATTCGGCAATTCGGCAAAGAGTGTCAAGCGGCCATGTCGAATATTTCATTCTGTCGCAGCAATTCGAACGCCTCGATCTCTGCGCCCTCTAGGATCTGGAACAGCGCCTGATGGATCTTGCGGCGCCAATCCCTGCGCGTGCGCTCTGGCGTTCCCTTGTTGTCGTCCCACACGCTCATGTCGTACATGTCCTCGGACAGGATCGCGGTGCTGCGGCGTCCTTGCGCCCCTTTGCGCGGCGGCTCTGCCCAGGTGACGATTGCGTAGGTCTTAAAGTGCTTGTGTGCCGGCGTGGCCACAGATGAGGCGAGCGCTCTGATTGACGCGCCGCGGTCGTTGGCGTCTATGCCGTAGAAGGCGACGAGTGCGTTCCAGTGCTGCGGCTGCATCGAATGGTGGAGCATCCGGCGACAGTCGCAGTCCAGTTCGAACAGCTGCTGCCGGCTCATCCCGCTGCCGCCCATCGTCTCATCTGCCATCTTGGCCCATGCTGCCGGAGCGGTCATGCCTTCGCTACCTGCAACGATGATGCGGACCAGGGTGCCTTTTTCTGTACTCATGCTGCTGCTCCCCTAACCATGTCAGCTGAAACGATGATTCGCCCCACTTCGCCGTGCTCTGCGTGGTACGTGATGACCTTGGCGTCTCGCCCGCTCATCCACCCGCCTCGGCTTGCGTGACTGTCTGGCGCGGCCAGGGTGCGGTGCTGCTCAATCTGCATGGTGTTCGTCTCACGCAGGACGTTGTGATGCAGGTGGCCGGTGTGCGCGTAACTGTGCTTGGTGCGGCCGAACACTTCGCGGAACTTGGCGATGAACACCGTCTCGAGCGAGTCCATCCGCTTCTTGTGTCCATGATGGAAGAACAGCGACGTGCGTCCGTGCTCGATGCAGTAGTACGGATCCGGCCGGGTGATGACCTCAATGCGGGGCTCATCGGCGTACAGGGCCGCAAACAGCTCACGCAGCCAGGCGCTCGATGCCAGATCGTGGTTGCCCTCAGCCATCAGGAGGACGACGCGCTCGTGCTTCTGCAGCAGCATGGCCGTTACGCGGCGGATGACGCTGATTGCCACTCGGACCAGCTTCTGGAAGCGGGTATCGGCGTCCAGGACGTGGCCGGAGGTTGGCGTAACCGCCTGTATCCCGTCCCAGTGCAGCAGATCCCCGAGCTGCGCGAACACGCCGGTGTGGGCATCAGGCGATTGGGCGATCGCAGCACCGAACCAGCCGACCAGAGTGTCCTCGGCGATCTTCATGTCACACGCGGCGCCCGTCTCCTCTGCCCAGGCATTCATGCCGAGGTGGTAGTCGGTGATGACGTAGCAGTTGAGCAGGTGCGCAAGCGTGTGCAGCGGAGCCGGCAGCGCCTTGGCCGGCTTGATGTCCAGAGCCAGCGCCTTGACCGCCTCCTTCATCAGTTCGGCCTGGCGCTCGTGATCGATGCTCGACTTGACCCATTGCAGCTTCTGCTCGCCGTCCTTGCCGTACAGCGTTGACGTGCCCTTGAGGTGGAACCCGTCCGGCACCGTCTTCACCATGTCGTGCTCGGGACTCCACCCTTGGCGAGCCAGCTTCGCCTTGCGCCCGTACAGCACGCGCTCATGGATACCAAGCAGCTTGGCCGCCTCTGCCACCGTTCGCCCTTCTAGGGCCTCGATGATTTGCTGGTCAGTCGCTTTGCGTGCGGCCATCAGGCTGTCCTCTTCGATGCTCTGTATGAGCGTGACCACTCAATCTGGCAGGTCCTGCACGCCCTCCACCCCAGTTTCCTGACGTAGACATTGTCCTCAGTGAGCGGGTGACCTTTGGCACAATGAGTCTTTGCCTTGTTCTCCTGCGCAAAGCCGCAGGCATCCTCACAGTTTTCATTGTGGGTAACCGCTCGCAGGTGGTGCGGATTAACGCAGTCCCTCTGCTTGCAGAGATGGTCTATTTCTTTATCCGGGTATGGCGGAAGCTCGCCAACATGCAACTCCCACGAAGCTCGGTGGGCGGCCATCGTCTTCCGGTTCATTACAAATCGCCCATATCCGTCTCTGTCTTTTCCGGCCTGCCAGATCCAGCACGGAGAGACATAACCTCGATCTTCCTGGCGATACTTCTCGTGAAATCTCTTCACGCGCACTCCCTCCCCTGCTGCATCAGAATTCGGATTGTCTCGATCGCGCGCCCGCTCTTGATCATGGCGGGGTCGCAGCGGTAGACGCGCCACCCGAGGCGGGCAGCGGCGTCGTATTTCTTGAGGTCGGCAGCGAAGCCGGAGCCGCGGGTATGGCGACCTCCAGTCCAGCCGCCTCCCTCTACCTCGATCAGCAATCCGTGCTCTATCAGCGCGAAGTCAGCGCGCCAGTCCTGTAGGCCAGCCTTGGCCAGACGATCACGCAGGCCCTTACCAGGCCCTCCACAAGCTTCGGCAGCGAACCGGTACTCTCGGATGGCTTCGATGCCTTCCGCGCGAAGGTGAAGGGCTAGCGTGTCTTCTGGCTTGCTCATCTACTCCCCCTCGCCTTCAGCGCTTGCACAACGGCAGGCCGCGCACTCTCCGGAACAGCCGCCAGCAGTACTCGCCCCTGCCGATCTTTCTCCTCGCCCTTCAGGTCGCGCACCCTGTACCGGATCAGGCATGCTTGCTTGTCCGCTTCGATCAGCGCCCGAGCATCTACAGTCAATTCCGCCAAGTTCAATCCAGCATTTGCCGCAGAGCTGGTCATGCATGCTCGGCCTCCTTGAGGGCCGGACAGGCGCAAGGCTCTTTCTCACACCATCTGCAGACACATTCCTGCTCCGGCGCGAAGCTCATGTGCTTCTCTGTCTCGAACGACACATCTACGCCGGAAACGGTGCGAGGGTCGGTGCAGACCGCGCCACCAGCCACACGACGCACGCCCTCTGCCAGCTTTCTCCCGATCTCTGCCATCCGCTCGTCCTTGCTGCGGCAGTCGATGGTGTTCTGCTGGCCGAAGTCCTGATTGGCGCGCTCAGCCCATGCGGCCTCACCCTGCAACCCGGCGTATGCGGCCAAGTCTTCGTAGTTGTCAGCGCGGAACCCGCCTTGCTGGCTGCGAACCATCTTGAGCAGGCCCATGAAGAGCCACCCCTGTTCTTCGGTGAGGTCGTGGCCAGTGATGGCGCGGAATGCGTCAACCGTGGCGCCCATGCTCCGCTCGCCGGCCGGCTTGTCGTAGGTGGCAGAGCGGTCCTTCATGTGGCCAAGGCCGGCTTCGAGGATCTGGTGGGCCTTCATGCCTGCTGCTCCTTGAACGCAGACGCCACAATGAGCATCGAAAGAACCAGGTTGAATGCGGCCAGCACCGGGTGGCCGGAGAAGATCAAGGCCGATATCTGCACCACCGATAGAAAGCCGCTCCACCACACGCGGTCGCGAATCGTCTCGGCGGCCTCTCCCTTCACGCCCCCGCAGAGCAAGGCCAGCCAGCCCAGCGAGACGAACACCAGCAGGACGTAATAGGCGAAGTCATGCAGCGTCCCGGAGCCAAAGACGAGCGCCGCGCTGAGGCCGACAGACAGCAGGTCGGCAAATACGTGTTTCGGTTTGATGGTCATTGCGGCTTCCTCGTTGCTCTGTTGTTTGCGATCAGTGGTATCTGGCCGGGCTTTAGCGGCCATGGGTGTTCCTTGCGGCAGTCGTGGCAGTACAGGGTCTGCCGTAGGCTGTAGCCGGTTGTCTTGTGGGTGGCGTCTATGGGGCAGGTCTTCATGCGGCCACCTCGATACCAAGCAGGCGCCGAACCTGAGCAAGCAGCTCGAGCTCGGTGCCGTACTTCGCCTCCCAGGTCTTTTGCCCGGCATGAATGGCAACGCCGTGTCCGCCGGTCTGGTGATGCGCGCCGCAGAGCGGGATAACCTCGAAGTGACTTGCCCGCTGGCTCATACCCTGGCCTGCACGGATGTGATGGCAGGCGGCCGGAGACTCGCCGTAGCCGAGGTTCCGGCAGACGATGCAGCCCAAGGCGGCAACGCGGGACAGGTGGGTGCTTTCGGCCTTGGTCATGCCGCCTCCCCGAAATCGCGCTGCATCCGCATGTACTCGCTGTCCTCGGGATGCGAGAGGTAGATGCCGTGCTCCATGGCCCACTTGTCGACGCAGGTCATGAAGGCGTGCATCTCGCCCTTGTCGAGGTCACTGGTGTGGCGCAGCTCTGAGCGCTTGGTGATCGCCCCCGTCCGCAGGTCGATATCCTCGATCTCCTCCTCGCCGAGGAAGGTCTGCTTCAGGTTCCGCTTCATGTTCACTTCATTCATGGCGGCGCCAGTGGCAAACGTCGTCTTCCCCATCGAGACGAAGAACGCCGCGATCTCTGCGCACCACTTATGGAACAGGGAGTTCTGAGGCAGGCTGCGGCCCGCCCCGGTGATGCTGACGTTGCAGGGGAAGCCCTTGGCGCGAATGGCGGCTGTCACAGCGGACAGCTCGCCAAGGCCGTTGACGCGGATCTTCTCAGCCATTTACGCGGCCTCCCTGCTCAGCAAGCATGGAGAATGCTGCCGCTGCCACTCGTGGAACTTGGCCATTTCCAAGGGCTTTAAGTCGGTCCAGCCGATTGGCCATCCCATTAACCACTCGACCCAGTCCGGGTTCAGCTGGCCAGCGTTGATCGATGGCGCAACCTGCGCCGACAGCTTTGGCTCGCCCCGGCTGTTCCACTTTCCCTGCGGGCGACTGATTGCGTCGTCCGCAACCGGCGTCTGCCACATTTTCACGGCGCTGCTCAGCCCCCACCCCGCCGTCTTGCTGCTGCCTGGCATGTTGTGGTTCCCGTGCACGGTCGGCGTTGGCCACAAGCCAGAGTCGATCGCGCTGATGGGGCGCTCCGCAGTCGGATGCTGATAAACGAAGCCACTGCGCGTCATACCCCAATTCGGCAAGGTCACCGACGACCACGGCAAGGCCTCGTCCCACAAGCAACGGTGAGTTCTCCACGAAGACGAATCGAGGTCGTACCTCGCTGACGATTCGCGCCATTTCACTCCACAGGCCGGAACGCTCGCCGTCGATGCCGACGCCATTCCCAGCAGCGGATATGTCCTGACACGGGAATCCGCCCGAAACCACGTCAACAAGGCCTCGCCACGGTCTTCCGTCAAAACTGCACACGTCAGACCAAATCGGGAAAGCTGGGAGGCATCCATCGTTTTGTCGTTGCGCCAGAACTTGTGCTGCGTAGGCATCACGCTCAACGGCGCAGACGGTGCGCCATCCCAAGAGGTGGCCGCCGAGAATTCCTCCACCAGCGCCCGCAAACAACGCAAGCTCACGCATACCGACCTCCCGCATTCCGCTTCCGCGACCGGCTCAGCTCCTTGCTGTGCTGTGCCGAATGGTCCGCGTGCTTCATCAACTCCAGGTTTTCCAGCCGGTTGTCCGTCTTGATTTCGTTCTTGTGATGCACGCACTCCCCAGGGAAAAGCGATCTGCCTATGTGCATCTCCATGACCATCACATGCACATGAATCTCTTTGCGCCCATTCGCATACGGGTGCTTGCCGGCATACATCCGCAAGTAGCCGTCCTTCGTGAGCCGCTGAACGTATTGCTTCGATTGCGGACCGGTCTTCTGCCCCTTCCGGCCCTTGCCGTTGTTCTTCTGGCGACAGCTCACCGAGCAGAACAGCTGTTCTTTCCGCTTCGGCGTGAATTCTTGATTGCAAACTGGACAGGTATTCATCTGTCATCCTCCTTGAAAAGAGCCAGCTCATTCATGCATCCATCCACGCGCTGCTCTAACCACAAACTCCAGAGTCGCGCAGGCGCCAATGGCGATGAGCCAGGCGAGTGCGATGATTGGGGTGGTCATGCTGAAGCCCCTCCGCGCTTTTGCGACCCGTAGCGCCCAGCGAGGCTGCTGACGTTGTCCTTCTTCTTTTCCTCGGCGCGCTCATGCATCTCATGCAGCGCCCGACCATCCAGCTGCTCGAATCGGCTGTACTGCCCAAGGAAAGCGGTGCGGACGGTGCCGGTTTCGATGTCCCGACCTTTGCCGATGATGATCTCGGCGACGCCCTTGTATTCGGTGTCGGGGTTGTAAACCTCGTCGCGGTACACGAAGACGATGATGTCGGCGTCCTGCTCGATGGCTCCTGATTCGCGAAGGTCCGCAGGTACCGGTCGCTTGTTGGGGCGCTGTTCACACTGGCGCGAAAGCTGGCTGAGCATGACCACGGGACACTTCAGCTCCTTGGCCATCAGCTTCGCGTGGCGGCTCATCTGGCTTACTTCCTCGGTGCGGTTGCCGGAGCGCGCGTCCGAGTCCATCAGCTGCAGGTAGTCGATAACGATCAGGTCCAGGCCGTACCGGCGCTTGTGCCGACGGGCAGCAGCGCGAATTCGGCTGATGGTCATGCTCGCCCGATCCGACATGTACAGCGGCGCGTTCTTGATGCGGTACGCGGCGGAGTTCAGTTCGGTGCCGTATTCGCGTGGCGCCGATCCGTTCTTGATCAGCTGCAGCGGGATCTTGCCCTCGGCAGCCAGGAACCGGTCCATCAGTTGGCCGTTGCTCATCTCCAAGCTGATCACAAGGGTTTGCTTCTTCTGGCGAAGGGCGACGTCCGCAGCGATGTTCATCGCCAGGGTTGTTTTACCCATGGCGGGGCGTCCGGCGATGATGATCAGCTGTTCTGGCTTGAGCCCCTGAAGTTTCTCGTCGAGATCGGCGATGCCGGTGGAAAGCCCGTCCAGTTCATCGCCTCGATCGCTACGGCGCTGCAGCTCTTCGACGTGATCGGTCAGTACGTCTGCGGCTTTCACCACCTCAGCAGAAGCCGCCTCGCCGTCGATCCCAAGCACTTCCGCTTGAGCCGCAGCGATCTTCTCTGCCGTGGGCGCATCGCCCAGCGCGATCTCTGCGATGCGGTCTCCACACAGGATCAGTGACCGGTCAACGGAGCGCTCCTTGATGATCTCGGCATACGCGCGGGCATTGGCCACGCTCGGCGTGTTCGTCACGATCTCGGCGCAGTAGGCCAGCGGGCTGTCTCCGTTCAGCAGCGTTTGCAGAGCCTCAGCAACCGTGAGGAAATCAATCGGGCTGTTCGCCGCCTGCAGGTTCAGAATCGCGCGGAAGATTTCCGCATGATCGGCCAGGTAGAAATCATCAGCCGTCAGGTCTTGCGCCAGAACGTCGATCAGTTCAGGACGCTGCATCATCGCGCCAAGCACCGCGTGTTCGGATTCGAGGCTGTAGGGCTCACGCATGGTAGTTGCCCTCCACGACCTTGACGAAGTTGGAGGGGCAGATCAGCCAATCGAAAGAGGCACGAAAAGGCTTGCCGCCGTTCTTGCCCTGGGTGCGCCCCATAAGAAAGTCGGAAGACTTGACCGTCTCAAAGTAATCACGCCAGAAGTCGACGCTCTGGTGAACAGGGCTATCGTTCCAGCGAGCCTTCAGCTTTGCTTTACGCTCTGCATTCAGGATCACTACTGCAGGCAGCGCAGGAGTCAGCGTCTCGTTGAACAGATCAGTAATCAGTTGATATGGGCACCGATTGAGGCCCTCTTGAGGGACTCCCTGATTACTCCCTGTATTACTCTCTTTTGTATTACTTCCCTGCGTGTTTTCCGAAGGGGGTTCATCGCCTTTTCCGAAGGGGTTCGCAGCGTTTTCCGAAGGGGTCTTCGGTTTTCCGAAGGGGTTCTTGATTCGAATACGGCGCTCAACAACGCGCTTGCCATCTCGGATCAGTTCAACGTCGACCAGATCCTTAACAGCCAATCCGCTGATGATCTCGGAAACGCGAGAGATAGAAAGACCGAAGAACTCGGCAAAGTGCGCATTGCTGGCATAGCAGCCGCGCTGCTTGTCTTGAAGGCTACCGATCTCGACCAGCATTACCTTCTCAGTAATAGACAGGTCGTAGTCCAGCCAAAGGTCGGCAGGAATCCACACACCCTGGAATTTGCGAGCAAGGTTCGTCATACAGACACCCCTCGCGACAGGGACTGGCGCTTACAGATAAACATGGTTTAAACTCCGTGCGTGTGCTGCATTACAAGGCTCTCTTCGGTTGCAGCCGAATGAGCCAACGAAGCCCGGAGGTGACCTAAACAGTCCCTTCGGGCTTTTTGCTTTTCAGAGGGGCGAACACACACAACGACGCGCTTTGCAGCGATCATTGCTAGATGTTGGTGAATGGCTTTGTTCACTTATCAGTCCCTCATTTCGGGCTATTCAGCCCGGCGCCGAAACGGCTGAACCGTCCCCGGCATGCTTCTTGGCCTGGTGCGCTTGGTGATGGTGTCTTGAATGCCTTTCTTCGCTAGCTCAGCTGGCTCAATTCCCAGCTCATGCGCCATATGCGTCAAAAGCTCCAAATCCTCATCGTTCAACAGGTGCTCCAGGTCCATGTCGGTGTTGTTGGCAGACATAGAGGCCCTCGTATGGGCCTTCAGGCCGCAGTGATGCTTCGCGTAAGCTCTTCTCGCTTCTCGTCGATCCAAGACTTAAGGATCTCGCGTGCCAATACCGCCTTCTGCGTGCGGTGAATGGTTGCGAGGTTCTCTAGAAAGGCTTCGTACTCGTCGTCGAGACGAACCTTTGTCTCGTTCCGGTTTTTGTGTCGCGGGTCTGCATACATGGCAATTTCCTTATGCGGCTTCGAATGGGTTAAGCGGCTTCTTTGCCGCCTTTTGGATTCAGCAGGTCGTGGAGATCAGGTCGCATGCCAGCCAGAGTCAGCTCGTTATTGCTGGACTTCTGCAGTCGAGCAGCGAGCTCGGCAGATGCCTTACGGTGACCTCCGGCCAGCTGCCACAGGTAGGCAACGGACGTGGAGGCAGAGGAAGCGAGAGCCTCGCGCTCCTGTTCGTTGTGGCTGTGCAGCCAGTCGCGGATTTGGGTGGACATTGGGAATCTCCT